TTTTTAATCCCTTATAATTATGAGATATCTTAACCCAAATCAAACCACAACTTCACCTGCAAATATTTCTTTGCAGAGACAGGTCTCTCTTACTTGTAAGGAAACCAAACCCCGTAGAAACCGTAACAGCATTTATGCTATGCGTCGCATCAGGAGACGTGAGGGAAAAGCCCCTAAGGCCCTCGAATCTACTAAGCCATCCAAGCCCATTTCTGTCCCTAGAAACACTTTTCGCTTTCTAACTGCTAACTTTAAGAAGAAGAAACATGTTAAACTTAGACCTAAACCTACTAGTGTTGTATTATCAGATTTTTTGTCCCCTTTTCTTCTTAAACCTTCTATTTTATTGCCACTTAATTCACCCACAAGTATATTAGCATCGTCACCGTCAACATTTCCCACTGCACATAATTCTGGGAACTCTAGAGAAGACTTTCCATGTTTATGTACAGTGGGAAATCCCTCTCCTAACGTATCTCAGAAATCTTCACATAATTTCCAAACCACCTTTGCTGCCCATGCTACTTCACTTTCAAAGCAACCTGGAGCGCTGTGCCCTATAATACGTGAGCCCAATCCTTTAACTCCTAATCCGTCATCTCTTAAGAATCCAGTAAAGAAACGCACTCACAAATTGTGTACGCCCCAAAATCGAAAAGAGAAGATAATGCGTAAGCACTTACGTTATAAATTTTGGAAATTATATAAGAAATCTGTTTCACCACTGTATCTTAACAATGGAATATTATTATCTTCCTTACGTGTTGCACCGTCAATCAGCACATCTATTGGTTACCATTCTTTTTCTACTAAACTTTCCCAGTTAATGACTAATGATAGACACGCTTTTAATTTAGCTGCTAAGAAAAAGTATCAACCCGCACCCTGCAAAATATCCAAATCCATCTCTAAGAAACGCACTTTAAAACAAATAGAACAGGTTAAAACATCAAACCGTAAATGGATTGATCCGAGGAGACTTGCGAAACTCAAAACACGAGAAAAGACTAAGTCGTCGGACCTGTTCAAGAGACATCGTAAACCAAAAGCTAAGTATTCTTCCTTTAAAAATAATGTAAAACAAGGAAGGACAAATGTTGCCGTTTCTCAATCCAGTTTCTCTTCAGCGTCTGCAGACATATTCTGTCGTACTACTGGAGATATTGGTGCTTTGTTACAATCTGTCATGCAATCTTTCACAGATCAGTCTGATAGAAATAAATTTTGTAGTTTTGTATTTTCTCATTTTCTTAACTCGCCCGATGAAACAGATCGTGCTGCTATATCTTCTTTCACTAATTTATTGAAACTCCCAAGAACAGTTGAAGTTATCGATGCCCTTTTAGGTATTGTTACACTTTATGTGTCTGTGGTTAATAGCGCTAATGTCACAGGAGCTATTGCATGCCTCGTATCTTATTTGCGAGGTTTCAAATTTTTTAAATTGTCCACTCACTTTAACACTCTTGTTCGCACACCTAGCACTGGTATGCTCGATTCTTGCGAATCTCAGGGTGGTACAATTAACCCCACCTCACATTGTTTTAAGTCTATCAATGATTTTAAAAATAGATGGGAATATGCTACTAACAACCCATTATTTGTTCAGTTACGTAAATTAATTGTTGCTTGCATTTCTTTACAAGTTATCGATGTGAGTAATATTACTGGCAATAAACGTTTACTTTTTGAAGCTTTCTTCCCACATGCCCAGAAGTCTACTGCAAATTGTTTTGATCTAATTGATGCTATGCTTTCTGTCCTCAGTTGTTTTGGGGACTATATGGAGCAGTGCTTAGAGAAAAAGAGTTTCTCCCCTTTTTTGGGTGCTTCAAAAAATTTACGCAGTTTAGAGGAACGATTTCGTATCGTCTCTGAACAGCACGGCTACATGTCTACCGCAGGCTTTGATCGTAAAACTTGTCCCATGATGCCACATGCATATAAGACTGAACTAGAAGATTTGAAACGAGATTTCATTCTATTCAAAAATTGTGCACAAAGAGGCTTGCCTTCCATATACCTTGAGAAAATAATTGAAGATATTACTAGATTTCATACATATCATGTAACTCATTTTCAAGCAAATCTCATTCGTATCTCCCCTTTTTGTGTCAATTGTTTTGGTGCTTCAGGTGTCGGGAAAACTAATGTTGCTCATTTAATATTAAAGTATCTTGCTTCCGTTAACCCACATCTTAAACATCTTGATGCTAGCAAAATTGCTACAGTCAATCCTGAAGAAGCCTATCATTCTACCGTTTCGTCTGATACTATGGCTATTATCTTGGATGATCTAGCAAATACCCTCCCAGATCAAAGAAATGGGAATGCCCCTTCCGCCCAGTTAACCTTTTTTATTACACCTAACCCTACACAGGCTGTTAGAGCTGAATTAGAAAAGAAGGGTTGTACACCAATCACTGCTGAAATAGTAATGGTTACTACGAATGCCCAAGACATGGGTGCTATGACTAGTACCATAGATCCTATATCAACTATGAGGCGTGCTAATGTACATATTGAGATTAAAATACATCCCAACTATCAAAAAATAGATGGGACTATGGACACTGAGAAAGTGTTCAATAAATTTAGGGATAAGTTAACACCAGACTGTTATGTCTTTCGTGTGTACATGGGTGTTTTGAACAAACATAGATCTCTCTCCTTTCCCACTGTTGAACATACATGGAAAAACGGAACCACTCAGCTTCTAGACAACCTAGGTTGGGACACACTTCTCAAATATGTCCGGGAAAAAAGTATTTTACACTATGATTTGCAGCAACGTCAAGTTAGAAAATTTGAAACACTCTTCACTTCAGATTGTTTTGTTTGTGATGGATGTCACCTTCCCACTGAGAGATGCTCGTGCCCTAAGAAAGTTTTTGATAAATCCTTGCTAGCTATTAGCCAGGCTACTGAAGAACATGCTCCCCCCTTTGAACATGATGGGTCAGTAAATGAATTTGCCTTAGCAAATCATAGATTGGTTGATCGTTTACAAAATTCACCTTATGGTTTTTTGAACGCCTTACAACGTCATTTCAGAGGTTTTACTCCATATTGCTATTCCTTTTTCCCAATGGGTAATTTTGAACTTAGAATTTTTAGAGCACTTATACATAGGAAATTCTTTTCTAATCTCCTGTACCCTTTTAATACTGTATTTTTAATTATTTTTCTAGCAGCAAATTTTCTTTTCCGAATGTGCTTGTCCTTGTCCTTTTTCTCTTACATTTTCCAAGGCTTTAATGCACTTATTATGGGCACTCTCATTTTTAGAGAAATGTGTAATAGATTTCAGTTGCACACATGCATACATAGACACCCAATTTGTCCACAGTTCGTTTCTAATACTATATCCAATATACGTTCAAATAGGGTTAAATACTTAGGTTGGTCTGTTGCTGGTATTAGTAGTGTTCTTATAACATGCAATCTGATTAAGAGAGTAAGGAATGCTTATCGTATACAATGTCGTAGTCAAGGTAGTTTATGTCCTAAGACCGAACAAGAGGTAGAACAGCGTAATTCAGAGAAGAATGTATGGTTACGTAACTGGTCCAACTTTGTACCTGATTCAAATCATAATCTTCAAACGATGACCACTGAGTCTTTGACACATAGAGTAAAGCGCGGAATGCGCCGCATTCTTGTCACACCTATGGGACATTCAAATAATACACCACGTACTGGTCAGATGCTTATTGTCAGATCTAATATAGGCTTGTTAGCGGCTCATACTTTCGCCGGCATAAAACAAGGCAAGTTAGATTTTTTCCGGATGCCAGAAGATTGTACTAATCATAAACTATCTTTTTATTTTGATCTCAGTACTATATATTTTATTCCTGGAACCGATTTCGCAGTTATTCACATTCCCAATATGCCTCCAGTTAAATCTCTAGTTGACTATTTTCCAGATACTCTTTCAACAGCTATTTTTAGAGGTAACCTTATTTCTAAAAGTACACTTGATCAATATCAGATTTGGAGTGCAAATACTCTTACTCCACATTCTGGATGTCAAACTACAAAAATGGTCTGCTCTAAGCCTTTTTATGGTGCTAATTATATGATACATGCACATAACCACTACAATGGTTTATGTGGAGCAGCCTTCGTTACGCAATCACAACCACCTTCATTATTGGGTTTTCACTTAGGTGGATTCTCTCAAAAAACAAACAAAGGTGTTTTAGGTTTTATAACTAGGAAACAAATTATTAATGCTATAGATAAAATAGATAATATTCCTTTTGCCTATGTTGGTCCTGATGGAGCTGATATTCCCAAAAAACTTTTTGATTTAGATCTTGTTTCTAACAACACTGTACATGATCATTGTTCTGCCAATTTTCTGTCTGTGGAAGATGGACCCGCCAATTGCGAAGTTTTGGGTCAAGGAGGTCACGCTATGAAGCATGACACAAAATGCGTTCCTACTATTATAGCAACAGATGCAAAGGAATTATTTGGTATTACTAAAACCTGGTGTGGCCCTCCAATGCGCACTGGTTATCCTTTTAATGCGTCTTTACAATTTTCTGCTCGTACTTCTAATGGATTCCCAGTAGAACATCTTGATTACGCATATAAAGACTTACTGTCCCAATATTCCACTTTTTTAACTAAACCTTTGCTTAAAAATATAAAACCATTAAATAATGTACAAATTATATCTGGTATTGATGGAAAACGTTTTATTAACCGTTTATCTGCTAGCACATCAATGGGTTATCCAATCAATCAACCCAAGGAGAATTTTTATATATACTTTCCCGATGATGATCCTCTTAGAAAAGATTTTTCATGCCCAACTATGATACAACAACGTTTTTATGATGAGGTTCAAAGGTGTGAGGAACGCTTACTCAATGGAGAAAGAATTAATTCTATTTTTTCTGCCCAACTCAAAGATGAACCAGTAGAGTCCACTAAAACTAAAGTCCGCGTTTTCCAAGCAGCTCCAGTGGTATTAAGTATGTTACTCAGAAAGTATTTGTTACCTATTGTTGCACTTTTATCTGAACATCCACTCGACAGTGAGTGTGCTGCCGGTATCACTAGTAGCAATACTGAATGGGAACAACTCATGCAACACATTTTACATTTTGGGAAAAACAGAATACTTGCAGGAGATTACTCTAAGTATGATCTTCGCATGAGTTCACAATTGACAGCTGCCTCGTACAAATTATTACACCATGTTTCAACTTTGTGTCCTCATTATACTTCTGATGATCGGAAAATAATGCATGCCTTATATGCTGAGTTAATATACCCAATTGTCCAAATGAACGGAGATATTATACAACTTTTTGGTTCTAATCCTAGTGGACACAATTTAACCGTGTACACTAACTCGATATGTAACTCACTTATTTTTCGATGTGCCTTTTATGATATTTATTATTCCCAAATGCAGGTCCAGAAAAACATTAAATTTCGCAAAGCATGTCATCTCATCACTTATGGTGATGATGCCATGGCAACTGTGAATCCATATTATAAATCATTTGATTTTTCAAGAGTTAAATCCACTCTTGCTAAGTATGGCATTAAGTTTACTGCTCCTGATAAATCTGATGTCACCGATATTGATTATTTTCAACTTGAAGAAAGTGAATTTCTCAAGAGAAAGTCGACCTATATACCTGAACTTGGAATAAGGGTAGGCAGTCTCAATCAAGATTCCATTTTTAAAAGTTTAAGCTGTGTCCTCAAATCTAAAGCAGTGAATGAATTTGAAGTTGCTAAGAGTAATATACAGAATGCTATGGGTGAATTTTTCCTCCATGGTAGACAAGTGTATGAAACTAGCCAACAAAAGATGACAGTCATATGTGATAGGCATGGTTTTATTATCAAGGAAGTTGAGCGTTCTTTCGATGAGTGTGTTGACAAATGGTTTAAGGATCATTCTCATGATATTATTTCTTATGCGTCAAATCATCCTACTTATAAAACACGGTTAAAGAAGTTATGTCCCTCGTTGTTTTATAGATTATCTCCAATGATTGTTACACCCATAATAAAGATATAGTATCTTCCTGACCTGAAAATGTCGTAAAACTTTTCTGAGCTGTACACTTGCTCTCTGATGTAATATTCCAGTTCAAAGTATATGCATATGACTGGTTACCATTTATACACATGTTTTTCATTCCATGTGTTTTAAAGCGGCTTCATATGTAAGGGATGTGGGCACTTAGATGTGTCAGTCTTCCACCAAGACAAAAATATGAAATATATCTTCATTGATTGAGCTATCGATGTTGATGAAAAGCCTACGTGCTTACACAAGCTTAGTACCACACAAAATGATACAAACAATAATACCAGTGCCCAAAGCACTGAGATGGAGTCTGTTACAACGCACACTCCGGCCAGCTCTCAAGAGCAAACACAAAATATTGAGTTTAGAGATCATTCTGACTCATGGCTTCAATCTGTACGAACTCAACCAGATAGTACTTATAACGTTGCTTCTACCCCTGATGTTCCATTGGGGAAGTATCTGAGTAGAGCAGTAGAGATTGATCACTTTTCATGGACGAATAACATTGCAACGCCTGATGCCTTTCCAGGTAGCAGCAAAGCATATATTATGGATCCATGGTCCCTGTTCTTCCAAAACTCGGAGGTCACGAAAAAAGTTGACACATATCGTTATTTCAGAGGCAATCTGAAAGTTAAGGTTTTGGTGAACGGTAACGGTTTCTTATTTGGACAAATGGCTGTTTTCTATCACCCACTCTACGCATTTGATGATTTTAAAGATTATGGTCCAGAAACTACTTATGGGCAAACTTCTAAGAAGTATGTGGCATTTGATGATAGGCAATATGTACGTCACAGTCAAAAACCACATATGTACTTGATACCTGCAATAAGTCAAGGGGGCACTATGGAACTCCCTTTTATCTGGAACCGTAACTATATTGACTTAACGGAACAAGAAGTCACACAAATGGGAAGGTTATTCTTTTACCCTTTAAATAATCTTACTACTATGTCTACTACCAATGCTGCAAACAGTAAGTGTGATGTTTCCATATTAGCTTGGTTTGAAGATTACGTCTTGACCACGCCAACTTCCGCTCCCTTTGCCACCCCTGTAATAGAGCAAGAGGAAGAAATTCCTATTTCTCAATCAGGTGGTGATGAATATGGTAAACAACCCTTTTCAAAAACGGCAGCCGCAGTCTCAGCTTCTATGGGCTCCTTATCACGAGTTCCTATTATTGGGCCATATGCACGCGCTAGTTCTATGATTAGTGGCGACATTGGTTCTATGGCTCGGCTCTTCGGTTTTTCTCGTCCAACTATCCTTACGGATGTAGCACCTTATAAACCAGTATACTTAGGCAATATGGCTAATGTAGACTGTGGAGACTCTTCTAATAAACTAACTTTTGACTCAAAACAAGAAGTTACAATTGACCCACGTGTTGTTGGCCTTTCATCATCTGATGAAATGACCATTACTCATATTGCTTCAAAAGAATGTTTTCTCGATTCTGTCCCTTGGGCAGCTGCCAATTCCTCTAGTTCTCGCTTACTACAAATAGCTGTTACTCCCCAACTCTTCAAGAAAAGTGCTCTTATAGGTACTGGAACACAAGTAGCCCCTATTCATCTCACCGCAAGTGCTTATGTTTCATTGCCCTTTCTATCTTGGAGAGGCACAATGCGTTACCGATTTCAAATTATCGCATCACAATTCCATCGTGGAAGGATTCGAGTAGTTTGGGATCCAAAGAAAATAACCGAGTCTGCAGCTAGTGTCTTCACTGATTTTAATCATGTGTATTCTAAAATTATAGACCTAGCAGATTGCAGAGATTTCACAGTAGATGTTGGTTGGGGTCAAGCGACCCCTTACCTGCCTCTAACTGTTGATTATAAAACTGCTGCTGAGACTGATGTTTTTAAAGAAACTGGTGTCTCTATTATACCTCAAGCTGGATTTAATGGGCAATTAGGCATTTATGTTCTAAATCCCTTAATTTCTGCCACGGATCAGTACAATACTATTGCTACTACATCTAGTGTTTACATTAACGTTTTCACCAGTTGTCCTGATCTTATGGTTGCAAACCCATGCGAATACAGTATGCAAAATTATTCTTTCTATGCAACCGGAACCATCTTAAATACAACTTCAGAATCTGATGATGAAGACGATGTTGCTATCTCCCAAGCTGGTTTCCTGGAGGACAGTGAGCTACAACAGAATGCACCTACTGCAACTAATACCATTTCCTTCACTCTTGGACCTACTGTTAATAGTATGTCGGATGAAGCACACCACATTTTTTATGGTGATCCCATTCTTTCTGTACGAGCACTCCTCAAGAGGTACACTTTTTATGCTAAATACCCAAACTATCCTGATGCTACAGCAGGATTAGACACCAGTACATCTAGCAGACTTAGGTATATGTTACCAGATTACCCACTATATCAAGGTGAGGTTAAAATTGGTAGCGAGCCATACATGATGGAGATTAAAGGTGCAGCTCCTCCTGGTGGCGGTAGTCCCGCCACAGTCAGGTGGAATGCAGTTTTAACAAGTTTCATGACCTATTACACTCCCTCGTTTGTTTGTAGGCGAGGAGGTATTAGGTGGAAGTATACTTCCACCTTTGTTCCAATTTCTGGTTTCAATAATAAGACTTATCTCTATACGCAACCGATGGTTACTCTTCGAGTTTCAAGATGTCCTAATTATAAGAGACCCCAAGTCATTGTGAATGACACTGTCAGTAGCAAGCCCTCAGATATCGCCTATGACGGATATAATTCCTTACCAGGAGGTTCTGGAGGACAATTTGCTACTCAGACTTCAGTACAACCCACTGCTGAGGTTGAACTTCCCTTTTATAACTACCACAGATTTGTACCTGGGTTCCGTAAGAATCCTGGTGAAACTGGGGCTGTTAAAATAGGTGAGGACAACAACACTTTTCCATACCATCAAGTAGTTCTTGAATGTATGAGAGTTGACCGTACGAATGGTACGTCTATTGAGGCCTTTTGTGCCGCTGCTGATGACTATTCGTTATTCTTCTATATTGGCCCGCCAGTACTATATACCATAGCATATACGAAAGCCCGCGCTACAGCTGTGTCTGCGGATAATATATTTCCAGCATAACAGCTATAGTTTATAGAGATATTAATTCATGGACAGACATGAATCACTGCCCTGCTAT